CGGTGTTCCGCTCTTCTTGTTTGTGTTAAACACAATGTCTACGCCATCAGGAATATCATCAGAGTACATTGCCATACCTTTAAGATAATGAGTATCGTCAACCAGTATTCTAACCTGAGCATAATGAGAATTACCCAAATCCAAATCGGCAACACCTCTGCGAAGCTCTATTACTCCATCCTTGTCAGAGCCTCCTTGATCTCCATATCTAATTGAAACTCTATCTGAACTGATACTAGCAGGATACTCTCTCTTATCGAAAGTGAATCCTCCATCAGTAGAATGGTATTCTCCAGCAGTTTGAATAAGGCTCGTGTCTTTATAAATATCACGCAATGGTATGCTAGGATCTCTGATTATCATAGTGTTTGTTTGTTTACCAGGACCTGTTGGAATTCCTATACCATCCCTTACAACCGTTCCTTCTGCCTCCAACATATAGATAGCATCGTCAAGTTTGTTTCTTGATACACCAAGAGCTATCTCTGCTCCGGCTCCAACGTCTATGACTTTCTTTTTAGACAACTCTTCCTTTAATTTATTTGCAGTTGCTTCTGCTTGATTCATTCTCTTTTCTGAATCCTCATCAAGCAACGATCTTACGGAAGACTCGTTTATTCCCATTTTTCTTCCGATTTCAGAGTTGTTTAAACCATCTTCTCTTAAAGACTTTGCAGTAGCAACATCGAGTCTTCTTCTGTCAGCTCTTGCTACACTGTAAGCTACTCGAAGCTGGGTTGTTGAATCTAACCCTAAAGCATCTACAATATCTTTCTCACTAAAACCGTTCTTTCTAAGATCTTGAACTCGACTTAGAAAATCTCCACTATGTTGATAAGGATTGTCGCCAGAACCCCAAGGGTAACGACCGGAGCGCTTCTTAACTCCGTAATGCATTAAAATATCTTCCGCAATGGGGTTCATTACTTAATCCTCCTGTTTTATTTGATTTAGAAATTTATTGATAGATACAATCTTTTCCGTGATTTCCGATATCTCTTCTGGCTCCGGGTTGTGATACAAAATCTCGTTTCCTTGGTAAATTCGCAACTCCATTCCTATCTCAGAAGGTTTATACCTATATTCCAAACAAAAAAGAGCAGCGTAAATTTCCAACTGCTCAATATGGGCAGGGATTACGCCACTCTTAAAATCGTGGATTCTGAGAAATCTTTCATTCTCGTTATATGAAATTGCATCGGTTGTACCAAAGAAATTATCTGAGTAATATAAAACGACTTCCGGATGCATTTTATATCCTACTCCGTCGTTTACATATGTCATAAGGTTTTCGTACATACCATCGAAGTCTATGGAGTCTAATACTATTCCGGGTATTCCATTTGTTAAGAGTTCAAGCACGACATTCTTTTTATCATACTTGTTCATCTTGATTCGATACTTAATATGTTTGTAAGCAATCGAATGTAGAATTGTCCCAATTGTTTGTGAGTATTGATTAGATATCCTTTTTATCAAAGAATCTTGATCGTCATTCAACCATCGCCAAGAGCTAGCACTTAATATCGCATGTCTGCCTTCCTTATCGAAGTGCTTGTTGAAGTTCATTTAAAACATCCTCCTTATTCTCTGGATAAATGAATCTAGAGAAAGACATCTCATTCATTCGATTCACATAATACTCTTGATTCGGCTGTCTAGTAGCTTTGGCACTTCTCTTACATTCCAACGAGGCCCACTTGTCATTGTGCAGAATCAAAAGATCTGGTATCCCCTGATGTTGATCCATTTTAAATATCATACAATCCGGAAACATCTCTTTAATGTCGTTTCGAAGTTTGTCTTGAAAACCGCTTTCTAATTTAGAACTCCTAGCCATTTAGTGAGCCTCCTTTCTTAAAAGTAAAAAGAGAAAGAGAATGTCTAAATCGACGTATTTTACTCCTTCTCTCCATAAAAGAGCATGATTTTTTCGCGAGCTATAAAGAGCCAAAAATATAAAATTATTTGTTTCTGAAATAGTTCAAAGTAAATTGTTCTATAGCGCTGGCTATACTAAACATTGCAGCATAAAGCATAAACGAATCATCTTTAAAAATGCCTAACGCAAAAGTAAATATAAAAGCAATAAAAAACATTTTGAATTCCCCTTTCAATAATACTAATGTTAAGGTTAGGATTAATACTCATATTCCGGAAAACTTATAATATCATCGGCAGAGCATCCTAAAACGTTTACGATTCTATAAAGACTATAAACATTTGGTAAAGACCCACCATTAATATATCTACTTATCATAGAAGTGCTTATTCCTGTTTCTTCCGACAATTGTTGTTGTGATACTCCATTAAAACACATTTGCTTATATAGGTTTCTTCCGAACCTTCTTCTCCATTCGATTTCAAAACCCGTTAAATTTTGAGAAAGATAAACGATCGTCTGATCAAAGTTATCAAACAAATATCTTTCTCCTGACTCTGTCTCTATCAGTAGTTCATCGCTATTACAAAGTTTATAATCTCGAACTTCCTTTTCAATTACTGGGAACATTCTTGAAAAATTCTGATAGATTATTTCCTCCGTTGACCTTCTCATTTCTATACACCTTTCATTTAATTATTCTTTCATTGAAATCTATTAGTTCGTCCGTATCACATCCCAACTCATAGCAAATGTTTATAACCGCTCTAATAGTCGGCATTTGTCTTCCATGAATATAATTATTAATAGCCGACTTAGAAAGACCTACTACATTTGCTAATTCTATTTGAGACATTCTTGCGTTTTTAAGAAGTTGTGATAGGTTTTCTCCGAATTTACTCAACCATTCCAGTTCCGTCATAGAAATATCCTTCTTTCTTAAGAAAATACAAAAAAAGTTCACGATCGTGAACTTTGGGCTTTTTAATTGGCTATATACTTTTTTGCATTATATTTTATTTTATTTCGCGCGTATTAAAATAATAATAAATAATAATTGCAAATATGCAATAATTGCAGATATGCAATTTTATGTATAAGTAATTAAAAACCTCAAAGTTCACGATCGTGAACTTTTTGCCATTTTTAGGCCTTTTTTGGCCATTTTTTACTCATTTTTTCATAAAAATCAAGAAAATTCGCAACTTTATAGTCAAAAAGAAGAGGCCCAGTTTCAACCAGACCTCCTCTTTGGACTTTTTAAACGATAAATTTTAATCGTTTATCACGTAAAGTTTACCCTCAAAAAGTAGTAAAATAGCATCATGGAGACCGAAAGCCTTTATACATTTTTGAAATGTAGTCTCAATTTCGAAGGATATAGCTAGGTTTGTATCAAACGTAACCTCCTCAAGAACCTTCTTTATGTCGTCCTTTTCCTCTTTACAAGGCTTAAAAAACCCATCAATTTTACCTATCCTTCTAAGCCCTTTGGAATCCGGGTCCATAATATATATCCCACTGTCTACCTTATTCATACTTTTTCTCCTTTCAAAATCAATCTTCTTTATCCCATTTATCAATGTCGTAGCCGTATTCTCTAAGCCTATACTTTGAAATCCATAACAATTCTTGGTTATCTGTTGTTTCGTATCTACTACTAAGTTCATTAACCTTTTTCATAAATAACTTATGAACTCTCTTCAATCTAGACTCGCCAAAGCCAAATTCCTCATGCAAAATATTGAGAATTATTGCATCCATTTCTTCCGCATTTTGTTTATTATACTCGGCTAATTGCTTCTGGATTTCTATATTCATGGCTTTCTTTTCGGCAGCTGTTAAGTTTGCTCCAAATATCTTATTACCGTATTTATTAACAATCATCATGATCTATACTTTCTATGTATAAAATATGATCTATAGAAATCACCCCAAGGCACTCTTTAGAGTCGTCGGAATAGGAGGAAGTTGAACATATAAGCATACTCGGCAGCCCTTCTTCACTGTAAATATACTTGCACTTCTTGTTGAAATCCAATATCGTTCCGTCCGTTAAATGCACAACAAAGTAACTCAAACCGTCACCACCTTATATTTCTTCTCATATACTTCGTTCATCCAATACATAAGAATGGAAGAATACTTGTCAGGCACATGATCAACGGTACCGCCAATCATCAAATGCAAATATCTTTCCATGTCGGTTTTAGGATTGTTAGACAGCATTTCCGTTGTCCCGTTTGCAATGTCAAACAAATATCTTTCAGAATCGCTGCTTCTATCACTAACGCCAAAAGGAAGTTCATACGAAGGATCTAATATCTTCTTTATAAGCATTGTATGACGGCATGCAGGAGGATTAACTTCAACAGGTTGTCCGGACCAAAGCATATAATACCACACAACTTCCGAAAGGAACTCGGGAAATTCAGGAATATCAGGATCGGGCTCTGGAGTAATCTCCTCTTCACCATAAGGAACATACTCGGTCATCTGATCGCCAGCCTCGATTTGAAGCTGTGTAAATGTCGCCGTGTCGCCAACGCTGGGATTATACCCTTCGCTGGCGTAAATCCTGACCTTTGTAGCATCCTGAGCAAGCGTGAAAGTCTTACTGACGCGTTCGCTATTTGCGCTACGGCTGATATAGACCTCAAGCGTTGAATTATCAGCATAGTAAAAGAGCATCAGACAAACCGAATTATCGGTGTCCGTGCTCTCCACAATCGCAGAAGCCGTATAGGTCCCAGCAGGAATCGGTGTTTCAAACCGAATCGTCTGAGAGTTTTCAAATGTAATGTTGTTTTCCGGGCAAAGGTTTTTAGACATAAATATCACTCCTCCTTCAAAATATTATAGGAATTCTTCTTCTCATCCCTAACCGTTACGAAAGCCTCAATTCCGTCGCCTGCCCCGTAATCCAGTTTCAGAATAATATCGAGTTTAGGGACTTCGAATCTCTCTGAAAGTATAGCTATGATGTCATTAGAAGAAAGTTTTAAAACTCGCGATTGCGTCATAAATATCACTCCTTTTTATTCAACCAATCAATAAACCGAAATATTAGGAAATAGAACAAATATATTGCCTCAATATAAGCGAGTGGTGCTATTTGTTCAGCGTTAAGTCCGCCTTTGAATAGAATAAACCACATAGCGTATATTATGGGAATATAAAGAATTATAAATAAAATCACTTTCTTAAATGGTTTCATTTCATACTCCCGTAATAATCTCCGAATACGGCAACTCCTCAATCCACTGGCAGAATTCTCTCCACTCATCAAGCTTGTGATTCTTCCTAGACTGATAGATCCCTGCCAGAACCTCATAGTTCAACATAATCGTCCGTTTCTGGTTGTACGAGCTCGGAAGCAGCTGTATCATCTGCCACCAGTATCGCTTATCCTTGGTTTCAAGGTAACGTTCACGATAACGATTCAACGCTTTGCAAATGATCGTCAGAATGCCTGCTGGGGAATATAAGTTGCTGTCATCGTGATAAGAAGACACGTCGATCAGAAGAGAATCGTCATAGTTGCATCCAATGAGATCTTCCAAATGCTCACAACTGAAATCCTCCAGCGTGAACTCCTTATCCGCGATCTTATGCATCGTCGAGCAAGAGTTCGCCACAGTGCCGACCTTATAGGTATCGAACTCTTTCCACCAGTACAGCGGGGCTGTTATGTCTACATACACGACGATCATCCGCCGATACTTCGCATGAACCGGACCACCCTTGGCCAAGCGCATCATGAGGTCGTGGTCGTTGGGGCCAATTACTGGAAATATGGAGAATCGATCGCCAAGACATTTCTTGCAGTCACCAGAGATTCCAGCATCTCCGCAATGGAAATGCTCGCAATCGGTTTCATAGCTATCACTCCTCGCCCAAGACTCCAAAGGATTCCGCATCCCACGGATTGCATGCTCCCAGCCCAGGACTTTGGTGTTTTCGAATTTAATCATTTAGTAAACCTCCTTTACTGTCGAATTTTTCAGAACATTTTCGTAGCATTCAAGTTCCCAGATAATATCCGAAGCATAGTCTAGATTACTATCTTCGAGTTTATTTATAAGAGCTTCGATATTGTTGATTTTTTCTATTATGTCCTTAACCTTCATTGCTTTCTCCTTTCATTTAAGAATCCAGAATTTAAACCAATCTGGAAGATCAGAAATACTTATTACATAGGCAATAACCGAAATAATCAGAATAGTCCATAGCCACCAAGTGCAGAAGAGGAACGAAAATATCAAATCTTTAAAGTCTTTCAAGATTTTCTCCTTTCAGAAATATCAACTCAAAGAACCTCCGTAAGAATCCGGAAGTCTTTGAACATGTGATCTTCGATCGTCACTTCTACTGGTTTATTGATCAGATCTGATACATAAAGGGCCTTCGCGTCTTTCAGAATACTATAGACCTTGTCTACAATGACGGTTATGGCCTCTTGGCGTTCTTCAGGAGACCATTTGCATGCTTCACTGACGTTTTCGGTGTATCTTCCTCCGTCACATATATGGCTACCGTTCGCCAAATCAAATCCGAGGTTTAATCCCATAAGAAAAGGATAATCTCGAATCATACCGAACTCTGCTAAACTTATCTTTCCAAGAATTTTCTCAGTCATTATTTTATTCTCCTTTCTTCTCTACTCGAATGGTATATAGCAAGTTGTATCGATCGATCAAATCATAGACCATAGCCTTAATCATAACTTCTTCAGAAGCCCCGTCCGGAACATCTAGTTCAACGTTTTCAACATCAAACCTAGCGCTGGCATCGTATCTTATTTTCATATATTTATTCTCCTTTCTAAGCCAAATACTCTCCAAAATATCCAATGACTTCGTTTATGTCAAAGTCTGGCTCAAACCCAAACTTATCTCTAAGCGTTACAAGAGCTCTATACGCTTCTTGAATATAATGATCTTTTGTATTTTTTTTCACCTCCTTTTCTCGAATTTTTAATTGCAAGCCCGGCATTTATTCCGTCTATGAATTTAATATGTGTTGGATCGACTCTAGTTACACGGTCGTCAAACTCGACAATGCCAAAGACTTTGCTTATTTGACCGCCAGGACTTCCTCCGATCATGAGGCTTGGTTCGATTACGTCCGAACGTTGCTCCCAAGTATGAAAATATCCTATATCTCCATTAACTTCGCAGAGCCTTGTTGCCCATTCAACGGAAACTTGTGGATCTTGATAGGTCATGTTATTCTCCTTTCTTCTTTTCATCTATCGTTTTTGAACTTGCTCTCTTTTCTCGCAACTCCTCAATTTTTTTATCGAGTTCTTTAACACTTTTACGTAACTCTTCAAGCTGTTGCTTAACCATATCCATCTGCATCTCAATGTAAGAAAACATTTTATTTTTCTCCTCTCGAACTAAATATATCGACGAAATTTTTCAAGCTTTTTGTAGCTTCTTCTATTGTGTCAGACAAAGAAGGTATTTTCGGATAGTAGCTTGGAACGTCATATTCTTTTGTCCATTTCTTGATAATATTAAAATAGTTTCCTTTGTTACCAAGAGCTTTCTTTGCTATAGCCATAGCCAAACCTTTTTCCGGATCGAAGTCTTCATGAACCGCTTTTACAACCGTTTTAGTTCCGTCGCCCCATAAAACAATTGTCGCAGGATCGTTGAATATAACCTTTTTTATCTCTGGAAGAATCTCGGGTATGTACTTGCTCTTTCTTACTATCTCGTCGTATGAAACGTATGATACCTTAGACGGTCTGTAAGATTTTCTTTCTTTTAAGTAATTGGCGTAGTCATTAACTGTCATTTTTATTCTCCTTTCTAAAATTAAACCTCAAACGGAACTTGCTCAACGTCTCCGCCTTGAACAGTAACGGAGCGCATGACACACTTTTTCTCTTCGTCCCAATACAACGTATCGAGAATATGATCTATATCCTCCTGAATCTCAGGTTCTGTCATTTGCATTACTTGATACCCTTCAAGGCCGACTGTCTTGCGTAGCTTTTGCATTACACTAGCGCTCCACATCCGGAATTTACGAGCCTCAAGTCGTCTACTAGCAAACAGAGCTTCGTAGATACCAATTTCATTAACGGCAATCATCCAGCGGTGTTCGTTTTCTCCACGCGATCTAAGGCCCTTTGAAGGGGCATCAGATACCTCGACTTTAACCCGGATCATCATATCAGGACTAAGTCGCTCGGACACTTTCTTAGCTCTCAACCCAAGAGCATCACAAATATCCTTTAGGATAGCCCACCATTCACCATTCTGCTCGACGAAACGAATCTCATAACCACACCAATTTTCTGTTCTCATTTTTATTCTCCTTTCTAAAATTAAAGAGAGCGCCTAATAATTAGACGCCCTCCATCCCAAAACATTACTATTTGTGATACTTATCCCAGAAATTACTAAGATCGATCTCTTGAAACTCCCGGTATATTCGCCCGAACGTAACGTCGCAACCTCTCTGATAACCGTTATTATATGCACGTTTCATGCCAATTCCGGCTATGGCGAAAGACGCAATCATTCCGATAGCGAATACTATCTCGGTTCTGCATTTTTCAATCTTTTCTTTCATATTTTTTCTCCTTTCAAAGAATATATAGTAACCCTTCGGTTCCATAAAACACTTTGTAAATATCGCGATCTAACTACTTAAGCTTTGAGGCATATAATCGTACGAAATACCTGCGAAAGTCTTTAGGATTGCCTCAAATATAATCTGAGCTCCTTTGCATGGTACGGCCATTCCTATCTGTCTCCTAACGCTTTCCCTAGTACCTTCAAATATAAAATCGTCCGGAAAAGTCTGCAACCTTGCTCGCTCTCTATTAGTCAACGCACGAGGTTCAGACCAGTGATACATCCTCATACCGCCTCCTCCACATCCTATAACCGTATATGAAGGTTTATTTGGATCGAGTCTTTTGTACGTCTGACTGATCTGTACATTTGGCATATTAAGTTTCAAATGTTCTGGTAAGTCAGCAGTAAAAGCGTTCTGACCGGGTTTTATATATCTAAGTCTCTCCGTAACAATGTCGGTTTGTCTTACGAATTCGTGGTTTGGAGCGTTTAATGGTATTGGAGGAACTTCAATTGCCGTTTTACATGTGTTATCAATATCTTTATACGGCTCGTTAGAAGGGACTCTGAACGAATAATGAAGGTCTCTCCGAATTCCGACTATAATTACCCTATGCCTTGCTTGAGGAATACCGTAAGTTTCGAACTTATAGTAGTTAGGATATATCTTATAACCAGCAAGGCGTAAGTCGTTTAAAATTTGGACAAATGCATTTCCTTCATTTGCGTTTCTAAGACCTCCGACATTTTCAGCAAGAAACCATTGTGGTTTGTGATACTTAAGAACTTCGACACCATAAGAATATAAAGGACCAAAAGTACCTGTTAGACCTTTTTGTTTACCGATAATACTAAAATCGTTGCGTGGAAACCCGAATGCAAAGGCGTCTATAGGAGGTAGTTTTGAAATATCCAATTTTCTTACATCCTCACAATACACTGTTTCTGGCTTATCAGGGCAAATATTACGACGATATGTATTGCAAGTATTCTCGTCATAATCGTTTGCCCATTCATGGATTATTCTGAAGTCCTCTCTTCCTATATCAGCGTGTGTAGCTCCCCATGCCAAACCACCTGGACCGCAAAACAATTCTCCAAGTCTAAATATCATATTTCTTTTTTCTCTTGATTTATTAACTTCAAATATTCTGCTTCATCGTCGCAAAATATAATGTCTCGTGGATCAACGGACTTAATTTTTCCATCGGGAAATTCGACAATTCCGTAGACTCTTCCGATTATTCCATCTGGTTCTTCTGGGAAGTTTGGTCTCGAATAATGCTCCCATGTATGAAAATATCCAAAAGAGCCGTTAACCTTACAAAGTCGTTTTTCCCATTTAATTTCGATGTTCCAAGCTGCCATAGTCGTTATTTTTCCTTTTTACTTTGCTTTGCTAAAAATTGCTCTATGCTTTTGCATCTGTCTCTATTCTTGCATCGAATTACTGTGTCGCTCAAAGCGATTCTTTCATTAAAGCTAAAGTATTCGGAAGCTTTCTCAACATCGGCTTCAAAGTCCGGACACACATGACAGTAAGGTCTGACATCAAGAGTAATCATTGTTCGTCCTCCTTTACTCCTATAAGTTTTTTATAAATATCATAGGCTTCTTTTCCTCTGAAGGCGTTTATTATATCAACACGCCTATTATTTTGATGACCGACTATAAGAACTCCGACATCATTACCATGCGAAAAATCCCATGAAACTATAACGCTGTCGTTTGTATTCATTCTTTCTCCTCCCAGTTCACAGGTTTGTGAGAGTAAGCATTTACCGGATTGTTGAGACACTCATGACAAGGGTCTTCATGCTCTTCCAATTTTTCATGTTTGCAAGTTTTGCAATACTCTCCGAAATATACTTCCTTATAAACTTCTTCCATATATACTCCTCCTTATAAAGTATTGAATTCTTTAAATAACTGACTCGTTTGAATACCGTTGTTGTTCTGGTATTTTCCTTTTTCGTATTTGAAGAAGTCTCCTTCTATTGTGTGATAGTATATCTGGCATATTTCGACGAAAGGATATATCTTTATAGGTTGTACGCAGCTAAGTTCCAGAGTCCAATATCCTTTGAAACCGACATCTCCGAAACCAGCGGTAGAATGCACACTGAGACCAAGTCTTCCTATTGAAGATCGTCCCTCAAGCATCGGAACCAGATTCTCAGTTTTCGTATATTCGACAGTTCTGCCTAAATATAAAATTCCCGGCTCAAGAACTAATCCTTTATCTGGAATTTTTATCGTTTCGTACGGATTATTTACAGCCATATCGAGAACAAATGGGTATTTATATACAACGAGTTCATTATGAAGTGTAAGATTATAGCTATTTGGATTTAATCTGGACTTGTCAAAGTTTTCTATGAAAATATCAGTGCCAAGTCTCTTCTGAATTTCCAAGCCAGAAAGAATCATTTCAGTTTTCCTTTCATTTCACGAATTTTCTCTCATTAAAGTTCTTTTTATCTGCCAGCGCTTTACTTATAGCCAAATCTATTCCGGATCTTGATTTTAAGTGATAATAATACAAGTCCGTGTAAGGAGTGTTGAGCCTGTCGATTCGTCCAGCGGACTGAGACATAATTTTGTAGGAATAATTTTGTGAGTAAAATACGATAGTGTCCGTCGTAACACAATTCCAACCTTCGGCCCCAGCGGTGTATTGTACAAGATAGACCCAGGATTTGTTGCTTGGAACAGGCTGATGATTATGCCCATTCCATTCGGCAACTTCGACTTCTCGAATTACATTGAATAACTCCCTTAAAATATCCAACTCATAGTTAAAGTTGTAGAAGATTATCATCTTCGGATGCTTTTCAAACAGCTCAAGTAACGCGACTTGCCTAGAATCGTCTGCATTAACGATCCTTCTCCAGACATAGCAAAGACCACTGGCATCTCTTATAGGCTCGTTCTTAAACGGGTCCCAACGGAGTTTACCAGCGGTCTTGTACTTATCTATGTCATACTTTACGTAAATATCCTCGTGGTGTGATACGGTTTGACGTTTAAAGTCCATATCAACCAGAATAGAATTTCTAAATTTGATAAGTTTTCCTGTTCCTAAATATCTATCGATTTTAGGATACTTTGTGAAACGACTATACACCACATGCTCTCTTAAAAATTCGGTTCTGTTTTTATAAAATCCATTTGCGACAAATACAGGAATATAATCGCTCCAAGTGTCTCCGGGAGTTGCAGACAGCAATATCCATTTGTTTTTTCTTGCGATATTGAGAAACGCTTTAACCCATGCACCGGACCCAACAACTCTTTGCTCATCAAATATAAAGAACGCGCCATTTACGTCTTTATACTTTTTTATGTTGTTCCAAGAGTCTACAACAACTGTAATATCATACTCGTTTGCTTCTTTATGTGTGGACAAATGAAATATAGTCATTTCGCCTTCCCATTCAAGTCTGTCTCTTTTCAAAGCAGTTGTTATAATGTAAAGATTTCTTGGGTTTTTCATCTTTACATAACGTTTGTTATTAAACTCTCCTCCGTTTTCTTTGTAGTAATACGCCAAAGCCGTTCTGGACTTACCGCTTCCAACACCTCCACAAAGGATACAACCGTTACGCATTTTAGATATTGCATCTAATTGATACTCTCGAAGATCAAAATTAGACATTAATCATCTACTTTCTCCTTTCGTTTGAACCATCGTTCACAAATATATAATTCGGACTCCCAGTTATGAGTCTTTTCGCATAATACGCTTCTACCAGCCTGTTGCCAGTTATAAATACAATTCCTACAGCAGTCCTTATCTTTGGATGTGTCTATTACAGATTCGTTCATTTTTGTTATCCTTGCTTTATAAAAATATAAGGAGACCATATTTCAGGTCTCCTAAGACTAAAAATTAGAACGGAAGTCCTTCGTCCGGTCCTTCTTTCTGTGCATATTTTTCAGCGAATTCGTCCTCTTCAATCGTGACATACATCGTCTTCAAATATGCTTTAATTCCTTCTTTTCCGTTAACTTCCCACTGATAAGGTCTGATGACCAGATCAACATTTCTGATTTCAGCATAGTCAAGACTGTCAATTGATTCCTCGTCGAGAGCTACCTGATTGCGCTTGGTAATCATAATAACCTTAGGAGGAATATTGTTAAAGTTGACAGATACCTGAATATAATGACGAGCCTCATCATCTTCGTCTCTAGGAGAAAGGATTCTAACGTTCCATCCATCCTCAAGCATTCTCTGAGCCGTTTCAGGATCGTCGATAATTACGCAGAAGTTTCTGGCCCCTGCGCGATTAAATTTGCTTTCCTGTCCCGAAAAGTTACGGAACAAAATATGTGCGTTCTCAATAACAATGTTGTCGATGTCTTTGTAAGCCATGTTTATTCTCCTTTTATAAAAATATTTTTATCTGATGTCAAACGGTGTGAACTCTTCAACTTCTGGTTCGCTTGGATTAAAAGGTATTGAAGTGTTTGGAATATAAGGATCTTCTGATACAAACCATTCAAAATCCCCATATTTACTCACATCTTTAACAGCGTTGTCTACCAACTTATCGTAGTATGACCTGTCTATGCCCTCTTCTTTTTCAAGAACTCTGACCATTTCAGATTCGAGCCAACGATATCCTTTTGCTCCTGTTGCTGACACATATTTTTTCTCTCCGGTTTTAGGATCGGTAGCTTCTCGAACCAACCAGCCACCTCCATAACCGGGTTTAATAGGACAGAATCGTCCAACCTTTCCCACAAAAATATAGTTGTGGTACTCGTCATCTCCAGTTCTATCCTCGTTCATGTCCAAATATAAAGCCGAGGTAACGGACTTTGTCTCGCACATGTCGTCGAATTCGATTGGCTCCTTGCTGAATAACTTCTTGAATACGTACGGAACCTGAAATTGCGTTCCTGTAGCTGTCCACTGTCCTGCATGCTTTCCAGTAGAATACTTAGCAATATAAACAGAATCGTTTACCAAACACATTCGGTCGTACGTATCCTCATGCTCAAACGTGTAACCATATTGCTTACCGAAATCCATTACAAATTGAATGATTTCAGAGGTAGCGTCCGGAATCTTAATTGAATCCGTTTTAATATGTGCGACAATAAAACCCCGTTTCTGTACCTCGTCTTGCAAGGTTCTCATAAACAGGGCTCCACGAAGAGCTACTATATTGTTTTTGTTTCGAATATCACGGAACGGATTATCAAAGTTTGCCGAAGTCAAACCATAGACACTGTTGATTGCTATTTTAAGAGCCTGAGCAAGATCCTTTGCCGTTGACTCATCGTCCAAATAAGGAGCAAGCTTCCCTCCAAACATTTTTCTTGCCGAATCAAAGTCTCCGTGTTTAATCGCAACACGAGCGTCAAGAATATCAGTGAAGTTCTTTGTATACTCGCCAAAGCAGTTCATTGCTCTTATCGAATTAGGATGCATACTAGCTACGTCAAGCAACGCTACATTTCCGTACATCCCAGGTTCAGAATATACATATCCTCCTTTTCCAACGTCCGTACCACGATACATGTTCTTTCCGTCTATGAATTCATATCCCGGGAACGATGTTATAATATCAGTTCTCTGATAGGTCGGATCTGAAGCTTCTCCGGTTGCAAGATCGGTGTATACCAACGACGGCTTTTTCTCATTGCCAAATATAATTTTGGTTGTTAGAGTGTTCGTCGTGTCATTAACTGTCATTCCTGCTAACTCTGCTAGAATCTTTCTAGCGGTCCAATCGCCTTTAAGGTTGTCAAATACGGCCTCTGTAGCAATAACGTCGTTATCGCAATACTCAGCGACCTCAATCCAACGCTCTTCAGGAACTGGCTGATCCCAAGGAAGTCCGAGCTCTTTATGATGGATTCCAAGCTCGATCTCCCATTTTTTAAGGTTTTGTTTGGTTGCAGCAAAGTCGTATACGTCCGTATAAGAGACATTGTACGCCTCACCAAAGAACGCATCTCTGCTTCCTCCGATTATTCGCTGAGATAACTTATAAAGCTGTTCGTTGTCATATCCTATCAGTCTTCCGTAAAGAATATGATTGTCATATCGACGACAGTTAAATCCAACCAAGCGATATCGCATAAGTTCCTCTATCTCGCTAGAAGAAGGATTTATCATACGAACAACCGGCTTATCTTTCCCTTGGAACTTCCAATTGACTAGGAAAAGATTAGGGAACACCTCAACATCATAGAACACCAACTTCGCCTCGTCGTTTTTAACATGAGCAGAAGGTTCCGCAGATTTAAACTGCATTTTGTTAACTAATTTAATGCAATAATCCGCTTGATTGGAACTTCCTGCGGCGAATGCCAGGACTGCGTTACGCATATCTGTTACATCATAAGACACTCCTCTTTCGTACATTTCTTCGAGTTTCTTGTATATGAAGTCAATACTCGGTTTTGTATACGCATGATACTCCTTATTAAGATTTCTCTTAATAAACGTACGCAGTCCCTTTTCATTCATCACCCCTTCAAAATTTATCATAGATTTTTCTCCTTTCATTGGTAAACCGGAGCTAATTGTTGCGATGGGTAAGTCATTACATTTTGTTAGTTTTCTCCGTAATGAACTCTTCCCTGTAAACACTTTAACTTCGATATGGTCGTCATATACTCGACTTAGCTTTGATACATCTCCCTTGTAAATATAATGAAGATGTATGCCTTTTTCGCTTTTGCTTAACTCGGCATATGTTGCTGGCCATTTACTGGCCTCTTCAAGATTTTTTTCGAACGATTTCTCTCCTTTCTCATTAGGAATATCAAAGTCTATAACGATATGATTTTCTGGAACTTTTACATAATGAAGCTTCCTAGTATCTATCGACGATAGCTTTGTTTTAACCTTATCCCATTTTTTTGATGGTGTTTCGTTTGAAGTAGCATACTGTGCTAAACAATCGGAGCATTCTTTATCAAATATAGATTCGGTAGCTGTAAACTGTATGAAATGATGCTCCTTTTTTGTTACTTGTTCGCCAATGACTCGATCCTCAAATTTTTCAGTTCTGAACCCAGAGTAATAACTCCTGATTTTTCGCCCGTCCTCAGAATCAAATCGTTCTTTGTACTCTTTAAAGTAGTTTTTAAGCTCCTCTTTAAATATCCTTTGAGAAAATGGATACGTGACTTTTGCCTCGTCACAATATGTCTTATACATCTCCCAAGCGGACTTCATAGTGGTGCTGTTATCTTTTTTGAAAATATGATAAGAGTCAAGAACAAAATTATAAAAGTCATTTGAAGCTCCAAGCATCGTTATTGGAATATAATTGTCGTAATAACCGGGATCTTTCAAATATACATCTCTACAGTGACAGGCTATCGCTCCAAGCTCAAATTCAACTTGTTTCACCGACGACTTGTATTCCTTTATACCAAGCTTGTTCCCCGTTGGAGATACGTCTATTAATCTTCTTATCAAACCAGATTTTGCATCAGTTATTTTAACCGGTTTATTGGTACCCATAAACAAGAAGCACTTAAATCGGTTTGAATATGTTGATTTAAACTTCTCGTTTATTGTCATCAACTCATGAGATACAAGACTATTTAATCTGGTGTTATCTTCGATCTTTGACAAATCTCCATCATGCTGTATGGCAACAAGAGGATTGCTTTTAAAAGCTTCTAACGCAAATGCGTTGCTAGAAGACCCAAGGGCTTTTGCATCGAAAACAGAGTAGTATCCCTCAAATAACTGTTGTATTATATTTAAAACAGTCGATTTACCTGTACCAGCGGCTCCATATAGAACCATGAATTTCTGTATTTTTTTAGAATCTCCTGTTACAATCGACCCTATGGCCCATTCTATTTTGTGACGTTCTTCTTCAGAATATAAAGTAGACATCAACTTATCGTATCCGGGAGTTTCTCCAGGTTCAAGAGGATAACTTAACTGTTTACTAGCGTAGTCCTTTTTTGTGAGTTTTGTATTTGAAAAAACGAGCTTCTCATCAAGCATGTGAAACGAGTCACGCATTTGCTTTTGACAATATTTGTGCCATAAGTCTATCATGCCTGACTCGGCGTCCCACATGTTTAGAACTCTGAAATTAGATTCGAACTTATTTCGATTCTCTGCTGCATATTGGTCGAGCTCCTTATCGATTAATTGAAGGGCATCTTGCTCGTCTGTAGACCATAATCCCCTGTCCTCGACCCAAACAGCATAAAAATCTCCTCCTCGGATCATGAGATCATTTGACTTTTTAATGATAAATTTGGGGTATATTTCTACGACCCCTTTTTTACTTCGTGTAGCAATCGTTAAAAAGTCGAGCATTTAATCTCATTTTTCTCCTTCCGATTTAATATACTCTTTGAGCTTCTTGTCCTTCCGATCATACTCCTTAGATAAAAGAACAATATAACCGACAAGGGCCAATATGCAGACTTTAAGACGCTTATTGCTAACGATCTGTTTTCTAAGCTCAGAATATACAACCGATCTCGGATGATGATTACTTTTTCAGTCATTTTTTTCTCCTTTCAAACATTACTATCCGTATAGTTCATCCAAATATAAACACATCTGATACCATATATCGATGGTTCTAAGGTCTTTTCTGTAATTATCTACAGTGAATAAACCTCCTTTTCCATTTCTTTCATACTCCCTATTTAGAAAACGATCCACGACCGTTTCCACATAGTCGTAATCGAATTTAGAATCAGTCATTGATCCAAGACCAAGATTTACTATCATGTTCCAAAACCATTGTCCGGTTCTATCTCCAACGTCTGGATCTTCCATGATGTTCTCTTCACATCGAATAGATAGTGCGACCATCATTTCTAATACGCTGCAAGGACAAATATCCAAGTACGTAGCTATCAATCTCTGATCATATCCGTTCTCATATCCAAATCGATATCTAAGGTCAATCCCATCTTCTGCTCGATTGCCGTCCATATCAATGATATAGTTAAAATCTGTATCGTGTAGATACGCCATAAGTTTTCTGTAAGAAAGATTCTTAGAATATCGATCGTCACATACGAGACCACACATCCATTCAAAATATTCGTTGCTTAATTCATCTTTTGTCATTATACTTCCGCCTTATATGGATTCTCCTCAATGATTTCGGAGTATGTCCTTAGACTTCTAAGTATCTCATAGTCCGTCTTTCTTAAATCGTTTCTGACATACACCGAATCGTCGTCATACTCGCCAAAGTGTGTTAACGATTCAAAACCTATAAGCTCTTCAACGTTTTCGACAGGCTGATCCATTTCGTCTGCCAAAATATGGTCAGCATAATACATAAAGCTTATTGTCGAGTAATCGTCAAACTCCCCGAACGAATCGGGAGGTATAACATACGGTCTTTTTACTGAATCGTTTACATTGCTCTCTTGTTTAAGAGCGTTTTTAGACGAATAGTCAACATACTTTTCGCTCTTAATTTGAGTTACATATTCCATCATATCGGGTTTCTCTATAGATGGATTTTTACTCTCTTCGGTTACTTTAGCTTTAAGATTATCCGGATTGTTGTCTATCGAATTTGAGCGCTTTTTAGAGAATACCTCTTTTACGGAATCGATCTCTTCCTGAGCTATTCTTTCATACCTACTCTTGGCGTAATACCAAGATATAGACGCGCCAATAGCAGCGCCAAATATAAATGCTACAGCGGTTGTTTTCATCATATTTTTCTCCTTTACTTAGTCCATTGAAAAATAATGGTTTCCTTCTTTGAATAACGGAACGCCAAAAGAATGATATCGGCCAGCTCTAAAATATAAAACTTTATTGTTTGTTCTGTTGCTTATCTCTTCAAGAACCAGTTGACGAATATCGTCTTTAACATAGCATCTATCCGCTCTTCCATTCGTCATAGATGTAAATTGGTTCTTTTGATATATTATGTCGTATATCGTATCAGGAAATGACGGATGGTCTAGCCTATTAAGTATTACATCTACAACGAGCCTCTTTCCGAGGTCGCTTTCTCCTTCAGCTTCTGCCATAGTTACCAAGGCAATTAAGTCTATTTCGTCTTTTGTGAATTTCGAAGATTCCAAAGGAACTTCTATGACAGTTTTTGTAAGGTTTTCGCTAGTATTTTGAATATCATTTTCACTAACGTTTACAATATTCCTTTCACTAGCATTAAGCCTAGTATTAATACTAAGCACATCATAAATATACTCAGCGTCCAGCTCGTCCTCGTAATATTCTTTTGGATCTTCGAAGTCAAAAGCTGTTAGGGCTGTGGCTACTACCAAAAATAAACATATGATAGCAGCCACTCTAACAGACAAACAAATATCTATTTGTTTCATTGTCGGTTCCTTACATGTAAAGCCCGTTGATGTACTCCAATTTGTCGAGAATAGGACCATCGACATTGAAATCGAGAAGGATTGTGCGCTCATAGCCGTTTACAAAGTCACGAGCCTTCTCTTTATGCATGTCATAGATTCCGAAATCGACATAGTTGTTTCCGGTATGATCGGGATTCTTAGGATCATAAATCCAACCAACTACCTGACCAGCCTTAGTGGTTCTAATTCCGAGACGTTCGTATACTTCGTTCAGGAACAAATATCCACGAGACTTCAACAGGTCGTTCGCATAACTCTGCTCGGATCTAAGGAAGAACAGATTGGATTCCGAGTCTTTATCCCAACCTTTACAACCATCGTCATAGAATCTAGCGTAAGGGCTATACAACTCCGAACCGTCTGTTACCTCAACGCTTTCCTTTACCTTCTTCTCTTTTCCGGTTTCTTCATCAACAACTACAGAATCAATTTTCTTAGTCTTAAGGTTATATTTAAGTTCTTTGTCTACCGATTCTCCAAAACGCTCGATTACACGATTTCGATAGTTTTTGAATCCATTATCGAGAGCGGCATACGCTGCACCAAGTGCTACATTTCTCTTACGAAGAATGTTGTTAGACGCCAAGATGCAAGTTATAGAGAGGGTTCCGAGAAGCACGGAAGGACCATAAAGCTTTGCGAACTTAATACCCGTCTGGAAATATACGAGAGCGAGATCCTTCTTGGCATCTTCTTTTGAATACTTTCCGGATTCAATGAATTCCTGATTATTCTCGCATTCATGAACCGCATCAATTTGCTCTTTAGCTTCCTCAAGAAT